TTTTGCTTTGTTTGGAGAAGGCAAAGAAGCCTAAAGGTCGTCCGGGCGTGTCTCCACCTTGGCGCAATGTCGTAGGCGCGTTGGACGCTATGCGCTTTGCAGTTGCCGAAGGCGTTTCAATACCACAGGCCGCCCGAGATGCGGCGGCCCGCGAAGGGCGAGCCGAAGAAGAAAGCCGAGCTCGATACTTTGAAAAACTCTATAGAAAGCGTGCCGGATTGAGGGAATAAAACCCGCGGCATTTTAGTGCCTTTTACCAGTGTGCGCCCGTTCTGATTTGTCTGTTCCTGTAACAACAGGAGCCGACAATGCCCGAGACGTTTCTACGCGATACTGACTGCGCCGCGCGCTACGGCATTTCCCGCAACACGTGGTGGAGGTGGCAGCGCGAGCGCACCGACATGCCGCGCCCGGTGCGCCTGTCGCCCGGCTGCACCCGCTGGAAATTATCCGAGGTTGTAGCATGGGAAGCCGCTAAGGCCACGGCATGAGCGGCGGAATGGGTGGCAATCGTCTCGCGGTTCTGGCCGATGAAGCCAAGGGGGCTTTGAGCCGTATCGTACAAGGTGAGGAATTCACGATCGGCGGATGGCTGGCATACGGTCATGCGCTCAACGAGGGCCGCGCGCTCTTTCCCGACGATGACAAGGGCTTCGGTCAATGGATCCAAGACAATCTACTGTGCCAACTTGACACAGTAGACGGGCCCAAGGATGTCGATCGCCACGACCGCGCCGCCGCCATGTGGGCCGATGCGAACCCCGTCGAATTCGAGGAAGCCCGGCAGCGTGGCAACCCTCGCACGATCCGCGGCATTCATGCCAAGTGGAAAGAGATCGAGGCCGAGCGCGTCGAGGAACAGCGCCGCGAAGATGCGGAGGCGCAGCGGGCCAACGCGCCCGAGGCCGTGGCCAGCGCCGATACAGGGCCAGATCAGCGCCAAGACGAGCCGGATTCAGATCAAGATGTGATCGACGCCGCGCCGGAGCCGGAGCCAGACCCGAACGCCAAGGAGCGTGCCGAATTCCGCAAGCTGAGCGCCGAGGGGCAAGAGGATGACTGGATCGGCCTGCGGGCCGAAAACAGCGACCTGCGCAAGCGCGTCCAAAAGCAGACCAACATGATCGCGGACCTGAAATCGCAGATCAAGACGCTGACTGAGGGCGACGACAACGGCAAGAAGATCGGCAGCCTGATGCGCCGCCTCGATCAATCTGAGGGCCGGTCGAAAGAACATCAGGCCAACGCCGCCCGGCTTCAAAAGCAGGTCAACGCGCAGGCCGCCGAGATCAAAAAGCATCGTGCCGAGCGTGAGCGGCAGGAGGTGCCCTTGAATTAGCGTTTGATCAGCCCGGCGCGCTGTCCGGGCAAACGCAGGCCATAAGCGAAGCGCGGCGGCCTGTGCGGCATGGGGATGACAAGGCCCCGGTGATCCGCCGAAAGTGATCTGCATAGGCCCCCAACAAGCGGTCCCCGGACGGTGACGGACGGAAACGCTAGGGCAAAACAGCGCCAGACGCCTTGTCCACACGAGATCCGAGGGATGCGACCGCATTACCGTGAAGAATATCGGACCCATCAGAATGTCGCTGCGCTGGCACCTGATGGCCCCGTGAGATGGAAGCGCCGGTTAAGGAGTGGAAGGCTCACCACGCTCCGCCTGATAAAAAGGCTACCCGGTAGTGCAGTGTGTGTATGTCCCAGCCCCGGCGACGGTCGGCAGACAACACCTTCCCCTGGCGACGGGGGAAGTGTGTCCGAACCCGCCCCACAACAATCGGCAGACACAGCGAGGTGACGACCGGTTGGACAGGGAAGAAGGCGCAACGGTCGAGCTGAGAGACAAGGCCAGCGGGACCGACGCGAGGGCTGATAGGGCGGCGACGTGCACCGCGACACCCGCCTGAATTAGGTAACGGTTGCTGACCTATCTCACATGTGGTATACGTCACTAATGCTGACCTATCAGGGCCACCACATGAAGCTGATCAAACGCACACCGAGCACCTCGGCCAACCCCGTTGAAGCCGACGATCTTGCGGCGCACCTGCGCGTCACCAGCACCGAGGCGATCAGCGCATTGCGTTATGCCGATGTCGCTGCGCACGAGCTGGAGGACTATGCCGCGATTGCCTTGCTGGATCAGGAGATCGTGGCACAAGGCCAGCCCGACGAGCGCGGCGTGGCCTATCTGCCGATCGGGCCAGCCCCGGCACAGACACCCACCGTCGAGACACTGGACGGCACGGCATTGCCACACCTGTTCACCCCCGGACGCCACCCTGTCGTGACACTGGCCGAGCCATACGAGGGCGAGATCCGCGTCACCTATCAAGCGGGATACGGGCAGAACACCAGCGCCATCCCGGCAGACTTGCAGCACGCGGTTCTGGATCAGACCATGCGGCTCTATGACATGCGCGGCGACATGGACGCACCGGCAACACCAGCGCCTGCGTTCGCACGGATAGCGGCACGCCACAGGCGCGTGAGCTTGGGTTCGTGAGCATGGGGGCGCAGACACCGTCAACGCACTGTGCGGGGCGCTATGGGGCGCTGTTGCCTTGCAATGGTCCCAATGCCGGCGTTTTCGCGTACAGCTGTAACCGGTTGCCAACTGTTCTTTTCTCATTCCCGAAAAATTCCGGGGAGGGGATCTGATGGCGCGGGGTTCCAAGGATGCACGGGCGGCGATCACCTACCTGTCCAAGCTGACGATTCCCGAGGGGCGTCTGGCTGGCAAGCCGGTCAAGCTGGCGACGTTTCAACGCGAGTTCATCCGGGGCGCGTTCGGCAAAGATTGTGCTGTCGGGCTGCTGTCGATCGGGCGGGGCAACGCCAAGACGGCACTGGCGGCGGGGCTGTCGCTGGCGCACCTTGTCGGAGAGGTGGCGCACCAGCCGAAACGCGAGATCATATTCGCAGCGCGCAACCGTGACCAGGCCAAGACGGCGTTCGGGTTTCTGGTCGGGTTCATCGAGGGCCTGCCGGACGACGAGCAAGAGCAATTCACCATCCGGCGCGGTTCCCGGCTGGAGGTCGAGACGGATCTTAACGGCGGCGGGCTGGCACGTGTGATCCCTGCCGATGGCCGGTCTATCCTTGGCGGGGCACCGACGCTGGCCATTCTGGACGAGCGGGCGGCATGGGAGCGCGAGAAGGGCGACAATCTCGAAAACGCCATTCTGTCCGGCTTGGGCAAACGCGATGGCAAGGCCCTGATCATCAGCACCAGCGCACCGGACGACACGAACACCTTTTCCCGATGGCTGGACGAGCCACCCCCCGGATCTTTCGTGCAAGAGCATCGGCCACCCGAGGGCTTGCCCCCTGACGATCTGGAAAGCCTGCTGATCGCCAACCCCGGCGCGCGGCAGGGCATCGGCGCCACCCCGGCATGGCTCCAGGCGCAGGCCCGGCGGGCGATCGCGCGGGGCGGATCTGCGCTGTCGAGCTTTCGCAATCTCAATCGCAACGAGCGCGTGGCGTCCGATGATCGCAGCGTGCTGGTGACGATCGACGAATGGATGAATGCCGAGACGAAACCCGAGGCCATGCCCCCGCGCGATGGCCCTGTGGTTCTGGGCGTGGATCTGGGCGGCAGCCGGAGCATGTCGGCAGCGTCGGCATACTGGCCTACCACCGGACGGCTGGAGGCGATCGCAGCCTTTCCCTGCAACCCCGGCTTGGCCGATCGTGGTCAAAGCGATGGCGTGTCGGGGCGGTATCTGGAGATGGAGGCCCGAGGCGAGCTGCGCACCATGGGCGACACCGTTGTGCCCCTTGGCGCGTTCATTGCCGAGGTGGCCGGGCTGCTGGACGGGCAAACCCCGGCGGCGATCGTGGGCGACCGATTCCGACATGCTGAGTTCGTGGAGGCGCTGCGCACGGCAGGGCTTGAGCGCGTGCCATGCGTGTGGCGTGGCATGGGCTGGAGAGATGGCAGCGAGGACGTGGAGAGATTCAGGCGGGCGCTGTTCGAGCGGCAGATATTCACTGCCCCGTCGCTGCTGCTGCGGTCGGCGTTCGCGGACGCGATCACCGTTGTGGACGTGTCCGGCAATCACAAACTGGCCAAGGCCCGATCGACGGGACGGATCGACGCGGCGGCGGCCACTGTTCTGGCCGTGGCGCAGGGCGTTCGCATGGCCAGCGCCCCCGAGAAAAGCACGAGGATGGCATGGGCATGAAGCGCGGCATCGGATCATCTCTGGATCGTCAAATTCAGTTTCAGCGGGCCACCGAAACAAGTGATCCGTTCGGCGGTTCGAGCCTGTCGTGGTCCGATATTGGCCCCGCGATCCCCGCCCTGCGCGAGGACGTGTCCGACGCGGAAAAGGTTGTGGCGGCCGTGTTCCGCGAGCGGTCCCTGATCCGGTTTCAATGCCGATCGAGCGCGTTCACGCGGGGCATCACGGCAGATGACAGGCTCGAGCACGAGGGCCAGCTGTGGGGCATCGTCGGTATCAAGGAGCCGCAACGCGGGCAGCGTCGGCAGCTGCTGGAATTTTCATGTGAAGGGCCGCTGACATGACGGCGCGTCCGGGCAGATGGGCGCTTGTGCGCAAGGAGTGGCAGGCGGTGCGTCACGGCGTTCTGGAGCGCGACGGCTGGTGTTGCCAGCACTGCGGCGACCGGCGGCGGCTGGAGGTGCACCACAAGCTGCGCGTGGCCGATCATCCCGAGCTGGCGTTCGAGCCGTCGAATTGCCTGACGCTCTGCGGCCCCTGTCACACGATCGAAACCAATCGAGAATTGGGCAACAAACCCAACCCCGAGCGCGCCGCATGGCGCAAAAGCGTGGCCGAGCTGGCCACAACAACATCGAGCGAAGGAGTTCAAAATGCTTGATTCTGTGAAGATCCAGCGGCGGCAATCCGAGATCCGCCAATCGCTGGCCGAGCTGGTCGGGAAAGATACCCCGTCCGAAGATGAAACCCGGTCCATGACCGATCTGGATGCGGAGTATCGCACCAACGAAACCCGCTACCGCGCGTCACTGGTGGCCGAGGATGAGCAGCGCAGCCAAGCGGCTGGCGAGCTGGAAACCCGATCGAGCCGCGAATGGTCCGACATGATGGCCGGTTTCGAGATGCGGCAAGTCGCGTTGATGCTGGACGAGGGCCGCCAGATGGACGGGCAGACGGCTGAAATCGTGTCCGAGCTGCGCAGCGCGGGCGGTTTCCGGGGCATTCCGGTTCCGTGGCAGGCGCTGGAGCAGCGCGCGGGGGAGACGGTCAGCACCGGCACGCCTGACCCGGTTTCCACCCGTCCGATCATCGACCGGCTGTTTCCTGATTCCATGGCCAGCGCCATGGGCGGGCAGATGATCGCGATCGACCAGGGCGCAGCCGAGTGGCCCGTGGTTACGTCGAGCGTGTCGGCAGGTTGGCAGGACGGCGAAACGGCGGCTGTCGCAGGGCCGAGCGTCTACGCGACCACCGATCGGGCCATGACCCCCGCCAACACTCTGGGCGTTCAGATGAAGATCACCCGGCGCGCGCTGAAACAGTCGGGATCCGCTCTTGAGCAGGCCGTCCGGCGCGACATGGCCGGCGCGATCGGGCAGGCGATGGACGCGGCGGCATTTCAGGGCACCGGGGCCAATGGCCAACCCCTTGGCGTGATCGCCGGGGCATCGACCTACGGCATCACTGAGCAGGCTGTGACTGCGAGCGCGAGCTATGCGGCTTTCCGCGAAGCTGTCGCGGCGTTCATGGTGGCCAACGCGGCAAGCGGTCCCGGCGCGGTGCGCGGGCTGATCCGTCCCGAGCTGTGGGACTTCCTTGACGCTACGCTGATCACCGGGACGGCGGTTTCGGAATGGGACCGGCTGACCCGGCAGATGGGGCCGATCGCCACCACGTCCAACGGGCTGGCAGCACCGGCAGGCGCACCCGAGGCCACCACGGCGCTGTTGACCACGAGCGCGGGCGGCGTTGCCCCGTTCTATGTCGGCGCATGGGGCGCGGTGGACGTGATCCGGGATCCGTTCAGCGATGCGGCATCCGGCGGGCTGCGGCTGACGGCACTGGCCACCATGGACATCACCGTTGCGCGTCCCGTGCAACTGCGAGTCCTGACCGGGCTGGAGCTGGCATAATGCTCTATGGCGCAGCACTTGGCGCGGGCCTTGAGCTGCGCGCCGAAAACGATGGAGGGTTCCGCTTGCGCGGGGCCTTCCCCTACGCGGTCGAGGCCGAGCTTGTGCCTGGACGGTTCGAGCTGTTCGAGGCGCGGGCCTTCGCGGGCCGTATCGAGGCTGGCGAGGATGTGCACCTGCTGTCTGGCCACGACTATCAGCAACCCCTTGCAAGCCGCGCGTCGGGTTCTCTGGACATCACCGACACCCCCGAGGCGCTGGTCATCGAGGCGCGGATCGCGGGCGGCACCAGCTGGGCGGCTGACTTTCTGGCAGCGCACAAGGCGGGCTTGATCCGAGGTCTAAGCCCCGGGTTCCGGGTTCCGTCCGGTGGCGAGCGGATCGAGCAACGCGGCAACGGGCTGCTGAGGCGCGTCATACGGGGCGACCTGTTCGAGGTGAGCTTGGTCACACGCGCGGCTTTCAAAGAAGCGCAGGTCGAGGCGCGGGCATGGCAGGCTGAAACGTCTTTGCGCAACGACATTCACCCCCTTAAACGCTGGAGGCTTTGACAATGGGTTTCATGGACCTTTTCAGGCGCGGAAAAGCTGGGGCCGTCACCGACCCCGGCACCGAAACCCGAGCATCCGGCACGGGCTACACGGCTGCAATCATGGCGGCGCGGCAGTCCTACATCTCGGGCAGTTCGGATCTGGCCGAGCTGACAAGCGCGGCGCAGACCTGTGTGAGCCTCTGGGAGGGCGTTCTAAGCGGCGCTGACATCACCGGCACCGACCTACTCGACCGGCACATCATGGCGCTTGTGGCGCGTTCTCTGGCGTTGCGTGGCGAGTTCGTCGGCATCATCGGAGACGGCATCACCCCCGCGTCAGACTGGGATCTGTCCACCCGCAACGGGCGTCCGGTGGCCTATCGTGTCAGCATCCCCGAGGCGGGCGGCGGGCGCACCGAAACCCGGCTGGCAGCGGAGATCATGCATATCAGGATCGGCAGCGATGCGGTGGCACCATGGACAGGCACGGCACCCCTGCGGCGTGCAGCCTTGTCTGCAAACCTGCTGCATGAGATCGAGGGCGCGCTGCGCGACAC